TGGTTCCAAGCTCAACGCTAGACCTTATACTCCTCCGCCGGTTCAGAGGTGTGAGATCCACCTCGACGCTTTACCTGTCACTGGGCTTCTGTCCCTCCCTGTCTCCGGCAATTCCAAGCTCGGCAATTCTTTTGACGCGCGAAAACGGACCTTTAAGACCAGTAGCAACATCTTGTACCGAACAACAGCCGCGCAGACCATCTCTGCCGCCCCAGGGGAACGCCTCCTCGTGGCTTTCCCGAGAGGTTCTGGTAGATCCGTTGATCCCGCTGTCGTTCATCAAGAAGATTTCATTCGTGACACAGTTGGCTTCCCTGCTGGCGCTTGGTGGACCGATCCTAACCACCCTTTCCACGACCTCAAACGCAATGCCCTTATCGCATGGCGCGACGCCGCTCAAGATGGCGCAGTCATGCTGATTACTGAGCCTAGCCTCGGCTTCGATTACCTTCTTCCGGAGAGTGAATTCCGTAAACGCGCCCAAAGCTCCGACAGCAGGCCTCCAAGCTATCCCCCTCGTGGCTGGGAGAACGCCCGTCGCGTGAATGACATTTCGGACGCCATCCTCGACGCCCGTTCCGCCTCCCTCGTCCTCGTTAACGACGGTGTCCAGAATTCCACTGTCAAAGACCCGAGCACATTTCTTCTTCCGCTCGGTGTCATTGCACCGAACTATTCGATTTCTGTGCCGGTGCAGGCCCCTGGCGCCGCCCTCTCAGGTGATGATGGACCCAAATACTTTCCCACCGAGAATTCAGCCTTCAACTCTGACTATACGACTGGTCAATTTCATCGCTGCCATCAGCAGAGCGCAGCTGAACTTGTTTCTCAATTCTTCACTTTGAACCCCTCAGATGGTGCGGTCGTTTATCACGGCCCCTACATGGGGGAAAAGAATGAACGTATCAGCGACCTCCTTGATTCCTATCAGGGACATTCTATGGTCGCCAAGTTCAAGCCGCAGCTCGCCAAGGAGTTTGGCCCAACCGATTATCAGATCTTCACCTTGAACCCCATGGGTTCTACTGGCATTTACCAAATCGACGACTTCTTCTCTCAATATCACGGCGCTCTTAGTCGCTATGGTCTACCCAATTACGATGAGTACATCCGCAATCTCCCAATGGGTAAGCGCCTTGCTGCTCTCGGGGCCGACTACGAGCTCATTGAGAGCGTCGCTGTCGCCTTTTCATCCCTTTGCAAGCCACTCACCGTGGACGACCTCCATGACTGCTTCGCAAAACACGCCGTTGAGTTCGTCTTCGATCAGAATTCCAAGGGCAGTCTTTATCGCGCCCCAGATATACTCGACCTCCTCAAGCCCCCATGCCTCAATACCCATTCTATGAAGACCCAGATGAAGCATCCCGACGGCCCTGAAACTGCTGAGTTTGGTCTCCACAAGAGGAAATGTGGCCAGCCTGTCCAGGTCGGCAACCCTGCCCATCTGAATGTCAAGGCCCCCACTTTCCGCGTCTTCACCGAGATCATTCATCGCATACTCGGCCCCAACCTGTTCTTCATGGGACCTGGCAAGACCCTTGATGATCTGGTCGAACAATTTCGCTCCTCCGGTTTCAACTACAAGAATGCTTACGGTGGTGACGTTGTCCAATGCGACGCAAGCCACATGGTCCTTTTTCGACTCTTCATCTTCCTCTTCTTCCGTTTTAACACACCCAATCTAGACTCTGGTTTTATTGACTGGGTTCTTCAATGCCTAGAGGAGGCGATGGACTGCTGGTTTTACTCCACTCGCGACGGCTCCATCAAGGGGTCCGTCTGGGGTCAATTAGCCTCCGGTGAAGTTTGGACTTTCATTCTCAATTGCCTTTGGACCAGCTTCAACACCTTTTTGATGATTATCACCCGCCTCCCTAAATTGAAGAATTTCAGCGGGGTCTGCTTGGCTGCCGCTGGCGACGATTGTTACTTTTGTCTCCCCGACGGCTTCTCCCTCACCCCCGGCCCTTACATCACCCATTTCCTAGTCACCCTCAAGATTTCATTTGAGCCACATGCCACCATTTTCTGCCACCACAAGATGACTTCAGAGATCGCGGCGCTTGACCCCATTCGTATGCTCGGCAAGTTCCTCTCCAAGCCCCTCGAACCCACGGAGAAATGCATGCTCGAGCTGCGAAACGCCCTCAATGCCCTCTGTTGCCGTTATCGTGACTACAATCGCATCATGCAGCTCAAGGAATCCTATCGTATAGCTGACCCCGAGCGTGGTGATG